GCGTTGTCCTGCGGTTTGGTTGGTTTTTACACCTTGTTGTCCGAATCGGATGGTTTTTACTTGTCCACCTGATTTGGCTACTACGATGTGGGATTTGGTTGGGTGGCTAGGGGTACGCTTTGGTTTGTTGTATCCCGTGACTCCTGCTCGTGCTAGTCGTGGGTCTGGTGTTGCTGGCATGTTATTTTCCCGTCCTTGCTTTACGTGACGCTGTTTTGGCTTTGGGTGTGTTGGGTACGAATTGTTTTCCTTTGGCTGTGCCTTCCCGCTTTTTGCGGGTAGTCGCAGCATACTCTGAAGGGGTTAAAGATTTAACTGCTTTCTTTGGCAGGTATCGTTCCCCTGTAGCCTTTGGTCCTTGGGTTGAGGGTTTACCAGATTTGGTTCCCCATTCTTCTTTTGTCCATTTGGATAATGATTTTTGTTTGCTGGTTTTGGGTCCACCGTACCCTCCACCAGACTTTTCATAGGATTGTGCCAGTAGTTGTGCTTTACGGGCTGACCATTGCCCTGCTTTGCCCCCTTTTGTCCCAGCCATAATTTGGTTTTTTAAACGGGTGCGCAACTCAGGTTTGGTATATTCAGCCATTATAGTATTTCTATTTTCATTATCCAACCTAGGGGTATGTGGTTTATGTCTCCTACGGTTTTAATGTTACCATCTTCGGGTTCAAACACTGTCCCTGCTATTGTTAAGTAGTGTTGTTGGCAGTTGTGCCACACTCTTCCTAGAGTGGTGGCTTCTGCACCTTCTGGTTCGTATTCGTCTATTTCGTGCCAGCCTGAGTGCGGTGCGTAAGCGTCACGCCACGTGACTCTTACTTCCTGCCATGGTTTCAGGGTGTTAACTAGTTCAGCGTTATAATCCATATAAATAGCCGATGTGTACTATGTGGGATTGTGAAACCATACTTTTAGTCTAGGGGTTCAGATTGAAATGATTTAACGGCTTGATAAACAAAAACCCCAACAACACCTACTGCTAGGACAGCCGCAGAGGCGGCACCAACAAGCACTTTAAAAACATTAGCCCAAGTCATTGGTTTGTCCACGCCTTACTGTCAATAGGGTGCTGCACCTTTTGGGGCAGCACAATAATCAATTCTATATGGTATCGGTTACTTACACTGTCGTTCAGTAACCGACACTGTTCCGTACCCCCCCCTATAATCCCCCCCGCTGTTCTAAACCATTAGTCTAAGCCGGCACCTACTAGAACAAACCACCCATTAATATGGAAAACACCCTAGACGAACGCCAAGAAAAATACCTTAACTGGCTGCTAGTACCCCAAGGATACCGCACACCCCCCACCCAAGAAGCCTATGCGAAAGTAGAAGGTGTAGACCCCGTAACCCTGAGACGTTGGCAAAAGAAACCACACTTCAAAGCCGAATGGGAAAAACGAGTACAAGAACTACAAGGAAGCCCAGAACGAACCCAGAAACTACTAGACGAAATTTATAATCGTGCTCTACAGGGTGACAATAAAGCGGCTCAACTATACCTTCAGGCTACAAACCGTTTAGCCCCTCAAACTGTTAATATTAATCATACTCAGTCATTGTCGGAAATCTCCGACAAGGACCTAGAAGAACTTATTGCTAGTGTGGCACGGACAGAGCAAGCGTCTCGTCTTGAAGGTAATGTCTAGGTTAATTGAGTGTCCTGTGTGTGGGTGTGAGTATCCACCTGAAGCCACTAGATGGTTGTGCCCTGAATGTAAGTTTAAAGATTCGTGTTGTGATGGTGAGCCACGGGTTAAGAAAATGCGTCCCCCTATAGAACAGGATAACTAATAGTATGGTGCCTGCAAAGCAAGATATTAAAATTATGCGTGGTGACACCGAAGTTTTTAACATTACAGTTACGGACTCTACTGGTGCCCCCATTGATTTAACTGGTGATATTTTTACTAGTCAGATTCGCTATAACCGTGACGACTCTAGCATTGCTGCTACGTTTAACTGCACAATTGTAGACCCCCTCCTAGGGGCGGTTCGTTTAACACTTCCTGCTGGCACTTCTGCTGGTTTGGTTGCTGGTACTGCTTTTTGGGATTTGCAACGAAACGATACTAGCGTTATTACTACTATCATTGCTGGAAAGTGCACCATTCTCGCTGACGTAACTAGGTAACTATGGCTATTAGAGATATTGAGGTCAGAATTGAGGACCCAGCGCAATCTAGTTTGGGTGTTACTGTAACCGATATTGATGTTCAAATATCTAGTGTTACTAATGGTGTTGCCTCCAGCGGTTTGGTCACCCTTGTTGCCACCGCTAACGTAGGTCCTCAGGGACCCATTGGATTGACGGGTCCAATTGGACCTCAGGGTCCTATTGGACTTACAGGACTTCAAGGTATTCAAGGAATACAGGGACCCATTGGTTTAACGGGTCCTCAGGGTGAAACTGGCTTAACTGGACCTACAGGTGCGACAGGTGCTACAGGCGCTCAAGGCATCCAAGGAATCCAAGGTATTCAAGGTGAAACTGGTTTAACTGGTCCTACGGGACCAACTGGTGCTACGGGACCAACTGGACCTATTGGTTTAACTGGTGATACTGGTCCTATTGGACCAACTGGTTTAACTGGACCTGAGGGTCCGATTGGTTTAACTGGCGCAACTGGTCCACAAGGTCCACAGGGCATACAGGGCGATATTGGTTTAACTGGTGCCACGGGACCTGCTGGTCCTACTGGACCTGCTGGTCCAACAGGGTTAACTGGCGATGTTGGTCCTATGGGTCCTGCTGGCGCAACAGGGGCTACTGGAGCCACGGGTGCAACTGGTCCTGCTGGTCCAACGGGACCTCAGGGACCCGCTGGTGAATCTGGTGTGCCTTCTGGGTCTATTCAAATGTATGCTGGTTCAACCATACCTACAGGGTGGCTGTTGTGTGATGGTCGCAGTACAGAAATTTTACGTACAACATACGCAAATTTGTTTGCGGCAATTGGAACAACTTACGGTTCTGGTGACGGGTCAACCACGTTTAACCTTCCGAACATGAAGGGGCGTGTTCCTGTTGGTTTGGATTCTGCTCAAACCGAGTTTGATGTGTTGGGTGAAAGTGGTGGAGCAAAGACTCATACTTTGAGTACGGCAGAGATTCCGAGTCACTCTCACACTATTAACCATGACCATGGTGCTTTTACTACAACTGGCGGTGAAGGTAATCACCAACACGCAGTATTTGGTATTAACACTGGTATCCCTAGTGGAACAAACGGTTTCGGTTTGGCTATGTCAACGATTAGTTCCAGCAACTCAGACAGAGGAACAGGTTTCAATGGTGCACACAACCACTCTATTGATGTGCCAAACTTTACAGGTTCCTCAGGAAACCAAGGTTCTGGTGAGGCACACAACAACCTTCAACCGTACATTGTTCTTAACTATATTATTAAAATATAAAAATTTTAACCCTTAAAGGTATCTAGGTTTATGGACCTTCAAGCATTAATAAACGAAAAAGAATGGCGTAAATGCCGTGGACCAGAAAACGCCACACTTGAAGAACAAGTGGAAGCGTTTGTATATTTTTGTGAAAATTACTGGCACATTAAACATCCAGAACGTGGACGTATTAAGTTTGAAATGCGTGAAGCCCAAATAGAAACCATAACTGTTTGGATGTCAGAACGATATAGCGTGGTTCTTAAAGCACGTCAGATTGGGTTTTCCACTTTGGGCGCTGCCTATGCTTTTTGGTTGGCGTTTTTTTACCCTGACCGCTTTATTGTTATGTTGTCACGCACTGAACGTGAATCAGTTAAACTTCTTGCCAAGTCTAAGTATGGGTATAGGTTTATTCCGCAGTGGATGAAGGAACGTGGTCCACGTCAAGTTACTGACCACCAGTTGAAAATGGTGTTTGATAACGAGTCGGCTATTGAGTCTTTGCCGTCTGGGTCTGACCCTGCTCGTGGCGAGTCGGTGTATTTGGTTATTGTTGACGAATGGGCGTTTTTACCTAACCCTGAAGAGGCGTGGGCTAGTATTGAGCCTATTGCTGACGTTGGTGGTCGTGTCATTGGTTTGTCCACCGCTAATGGGTCTGGTAACTTTTTTCATCAACTGTGGGTTGGTTCCCAAACTGGAACCAACCAGTTTACAGGTATTTTCTTTCCTTGGTCTGCTGGTGACCGTGACGATGACTGGTATACCGTTAAAGCGAAGAACATGCAACCATGGCAGTTGCATCAGGAATACCCAAGGTCCCCTGAGGAGGCTTTTGTAAAATCAGGTAATCCTGTGTTTGATATTGATTTGTTGGATGCCATGTCCACAATTGAACCCGATGTGGGGTATTTACATGTTTACTCTGACAAGAATTATGAGTTCCGTGACGCTGACGATGGTCCTTTTAGCGTTTGGGATTATCCCCGACCTGATGGTGTATATGTCGTGGGAGCAGACGTGGCAGAAGGTCTTAGCCATGGTGACTATAGTTCTGCTCATATTATTAATGCTGTCACTGGTGAAGTTGTAGCCCATTGGCATGGACACATAGAACCAGACTTGTTTGGTGAGTTATGTGCAGATATTGGTTGGTGGTACAACCAAGCCCTAGTGGGCATTGAGTCCAACAACCACGGTCTGACCAGCCTGAAGGCTGCTCAGAAGATGGGATACAAAAACCTATATCGGCAACGTAAGTTATCTTTGCGTAATCCTAGTCAGACTGAAACTTTAGGTTGGCGTACTACCGCCGCCAGCAAGCCGTTGGCTATTGACGAGTTGTCGGCTGCGTTGCGCAATGATGATGTGACAGTGTATGACTTTAAAACTATTGCCGAGTTAAAAACCTATGTCCGTAAGGAAAACGGCAAGATGGCTGGTAGCCCTCATGATGACCGCACTATTTCTTTGGCTATTTGTAATCAAATGTTGAAGTATGTGTGGCTTCCTGAGTATCGTGGTGATACTCTTGTCCCCGCCAATAGTCTTATTTGGTGGGAACAGCACCTTATGAGTGATGTTGGTGAGGGTAAAACACCTATTGGGGCGTATAATATTCGTTCCAGTACAAGAAACACTGTTTAAATTGTAAAATAGAACAGGTTTTGCATTTATATGGCAGTTTATGAGTTTGATTGTGAAAATTGTGGTCGTTCTGCCACCGCCGAGTCTATGCCTCGGCGTGGCAACGTATGTTTTGGATGCCATGTTAAAACTATTGACTTGGGTTTTAAATATGGCAAGGACAACTTTCATGGTCCCACCATCAAGGAACGTCAACATAAGATTGTAAGTGATGCTAAGGCTGCTGGTATTGAGGCAGTCCCTAGTCGGGATTATGGTTTTTAATGGAACTTTGGATTCCTGTGTTGGTTGGTATTATTACTGGACCTGTTGTAGTTATTTTACAGAAATTGCGTAAAGAAAACACTGAGCAACATTCGGAATCTCGTGGGATTCTAACCCACATACTTAATAAAGTAGAAAAAATAGATGATAAACTAGATGAACACATTAAAGAAGGACATTAATATGACTTACAAAGAAGGATTCCAACGTGCGCTTGCAACTTTTATTGCTGGTGCCGCCGCCGCCCCTATTTCGGGACTAGTTCTTGATGTTGACACACTCAAGGTTGTCCTAGCGTCAGGTTTGGCTGCTGTTTTAAATCTTGTGGTTCGTTGGACGCAAGTTTATCTTGAACCGATTGAGGTCCAGTAACATGCGGAGAAATCCAGAAGGTATCATTGACGACATTTTCTTGCCTGCTGGCAAAAAAGTCGTCCATAAGGTCCGTACCGATGTGCGTGAAATTATACGTAAGGCTGCTAAGGCTGAACAAAAAAATAAAACAGCACAACAATTCAAGATGTCTCAAGCAGCACGTGAAAAAGCCGAGTTTGCTGGCATTAAAGACCGAATGACAAGAAACATTGAGCGCAAGGTTACTATGCCCGCAAAAAAGGCTGCTGGTGAAAGAACACGAGACACCGCACAACTGCAGTTGGATAAACTTAAAGGGAAAAGCACTCCACGCAAAGTTGAATCTGCTAAAACGTTTCAGAAAGACTTGGACAAGTTTACAAGTAGCGTTAAAAAACAGTTTCCTAGCGAGGAGGCTTTTCAGCGTGCCTTGAAGGAAGAGGCTCGTGATTTGCGTAAAGCAAAAAACGTTGTTGGTGCACAGAAAAATGCACCCGCCAAAAAAGCCACTGTTAAAAAGGCTCCAGCAAAAAAAGCACCTGCAAAAAAGAATGTTACACCTAAGACACCTACACCTAAGGCTCCTAAATAATGGCACGTAAATCACAGTCTGAGCAAATCAGTAAATACCGTTCTCATTTGGCTGCTTCTAAAAAGTGGCGCAAAGACGAAGGATTTGACTCCACGTGGCGCAGACTGGTAGACATATATAAAGGTAAGCATTACGATAACTATAGTGATGAGGACCGAATGTTGATTAACATTTCGTTTTCCACTATTAACGTTATTGCTCCTGCTGTTGCTGTTAACTACCCCAAGATTACTGTTAATGCTCAAAGTCCCGACAATGCCGCTAATGCGGTCATTGCGGAAGCGGTGGTTAACTATTGGTGGCGTTACCGTGATATTCGCACAGAGTTTCGCCGTGCCGTTAAAGACTTGTTGATTGTTGGTCACGGCTGGATTAAAACTGGTTATCGTTTTGTAGAAGAATCAGTCATTAATGAAGATGGCGATGATAATGACCCGCAAGAAGGTGGAGAAAGTACAACCACCAGCGTAATTCTACAAGACTCTCCTTTTGCGGAACGTGTATCTCCTTTTGATATTTTTGTGGATTCCGATGCTACAAGCATGACTGATATTAAATGGATTGCTCAACGTATTCGCCGTCCTATTGGTGATGTTAAAACTGATAAACGTTATAATAAATCAGCCCGTGACGCTGTTGAAGTAATGGCAGTAAGTCGCTATTCGGACGACCCCAGCCAGCGTAAAGTGTATGACAAAAACTATGGTTATGCTGAAATCTGGGAATTTTATGACATTCAAAACCGTAAAATGTGTGTATTTACAGAGATGGGTGACCAGTTTTTAATTAAACCAATACCAATGCCTTATGCGTTTGGTCATCCTTTTGTGATGCTGCGTAACTATGATGTTCCCGATTTGTTTTACCCCATTGGTGACCTTGAACAGATTGAACCGTTGCAACGTGAACTAAACGAAACACGTTCGCAGATGATGAATCATCGCAAACGTTTTTCTCGCAAGTATCTCTACAAGGAATCAGCGTTTGACCA